AGAAGCAAGGCATGGGATACTGCCCGTGACTTTTTGGATTCCAAGCGAAATGAAAGCGGTCTGCTTTCGGAAGAGGACAGCAAGACATACGATGCCATGGAGCAGCAGATCGTGGCATACGGCAAGGAAATCCAGCGGCTGGAACGACAGGCTCAGATTGAGGCAGAAATGAACAAGCCTACTTCTACGCCGATTCAGAACAAGCCGAACGCATCCACTCACAGTGATACCAAGACCGGCATTGCATCGGATGCATATCGTACTGCTTTCTGGAACAACATCCGCAACCGTAATTTTGCCGATGTGAGAAATGCTCTGCAGATTGGCGAAGATACCGAAGGCGGCTATCTTGTGCCGGACGAGTTTGTGCGCCTGTAAAAGGCGATGTTTACAGTAGATTAGGCTCTACACCGCACAGCAGAGCGGTTGTCAATCTGCCTAACCGATGACAGGAAACTGGACACGGGAACACAGCACGGCAGAAACGCAGGAAACGCCAAAAGGATATGAGGCGAGTAGTACCTGCAATGACAAGATAACATAAGGATAAGGCTGGATTGCCAAAGCAAAGGTTAGCTCCTTTTTCCGGGAAGGGTGTGGAAATTATCCTGAAACCACTTTCATGATTCCACCATAATATTGAATTCGTTATGGTGTCTGCTATAAGTCATGAAGCAAGCGTGAGACCACGTGAGATAAACCGAAATGCTATCCCACAGTTATCACTTGCCTATAAGCATCGTTAAACAGGGATTGCCTAAGTGGAAATGCCGAAAGGCTATGTCTATTCGAGACTGAATATTCCATATGGCAACGGAGCTTCCGTAGTAGTCCGAGGTGGGTAACGCCCACTACATGGCGAAGGGAAGCAGTTTGTTAATTCCAAAGTAAGAAGATGAAAGGGAGGAGAATCCTCATGAATCCAACATCGGAGATTTTGGAGCGTGTCAATAAAAGTTCCTCGGAACATCATGACGGAGTCTTTACAAGGCTCTTTCGCTACCTTCTGAGAGAGGACATTTATTTTGCAGCTTACCAGAAATTATATGCAAACAGTGGAGCAATGACTCCCGGAAGTGACAACGACACAGCTGACGGTTTTAGTGCTGAATATGTGTATGAACTGATTGAAGAATTGAGGTCAGGAAAGTACAAGCCGAAGCCTGTGCGCAGAGAATATATCAGGAAACAGAACGGAAAAATGCGCCCACTGGGTATTCCGTCATTTCGAGATAAACTTCTGCAAGAGGCGGTTAGAATGTTTCTGGAAGCAATCTATGAACCGTTATTTTATGACCAGTCACATGGGTTCAGACCGGAGAGAAGCTGTCATACAGCTCTAGACCAGATAAAGACAAATTTTCGTTCTGTAAAATGGTTCATAGAAGGTGACATCAAAGGTTGTTTTGACAATATAGACCATGCAGTGCTTATCAAGACGTTAGAAGTCAAAATCAAGGACAGCAGATTTATCAATATTATCAGAGCTTTCCTGAAAGCAGGTTATGTGGAAGATTTTCAATACCACACAACGCTCTCCGGTACACCGCAGGGTGGAATTATATCCCCTATCCTGGCAAATATCTACCTGCATGAGCTTGACCGAAAAGTCATGGAACTCAAGGAAAAGTTTGATAAGCAGTCTACACGACACCAGACACCGGAATATCTTCATTTAGCAAAAAGACGACAGACACTTCAGAAGAAGATTGACCGGGTAAAAGGTGAAGAACGTGAGCTGGCAATTAAGGAATATAAAGCGGTGTGCAGCCAAAAGCTGAAAACACCTGCCAGAATGTCCGACGATAAAAAGCTTGTATACTGCCGATATGCTGATGATTTTCTGATTGGAGTCAGCGGAAGTAGAGAAGACTGTGAAGAAATTAAGGAGATTCTGAGAGAATTTCTATCAACGCAGTACCATTTAGAGTTGAGTGCTGAGAAAACAAAGATCACACACAGTGCTGAACGAGTACGTTTCCTTGGTTATGACGTTGCGGTACGCCGAAGCCAGAAGATAAAGAAAAAGGCAAACGGTGTTAAACAAAGAACGCTGAATAACTCTGTAGAATTAATTGTACCTCTCGAAGATAAGATCATGCAATTCTTGTTCAAAAACGACATCATAGAACAAAAGCCAAACGGAGAAATTTGGGCGGTTTGCGTTCCAAGATTAAGACATCTTTCGGAAGTGGATATTGTGAACAGGTATAATGCACAAATCCGTGGCATTTGCAATTATTACTGCTTAGCAGCGAATTATGATAAGCTGAATTATTTCCGTTATCTTATGGAATATAGCTGTCTAAAGACGCTTGCAAGCAAAAGCAACAGCACAACGAGAAAAATTATCCAAAAGTATCGTCATGACGGCAAATGGGCTATTCCCTATGAAACCAAAGGTGGTATCAATTATGCAAAACTCGTCTCGTTAGCTGATTGCAAAGCCGGTAAATTGATGTCCGATAAAGACCCATGGCAATACAAATCCTTTGACACGAAAAAGCTGTCACAATATGTACGGCTAAGTGCAGGGGTATGTGAGCTGTGTGGTGATAATAGTGATTCCTGCTGTATTTATCATGCAGGTAAAATGAAGAATCTGAAAAGCACTACGGAATGGGGCAAGAAAATGCTTCACATGAGACGTAAAACGTTGATTGTTTGCCCGAAATGCTTCAAAAAGATTCACAGGGAACAAAATAAATGACATGTCAATAATGAATGGAAAGCCGTGTACATCGAGAGGTGTAAGCACGGTTTGGGAGGGGCTTTGTGCAAACCTGTCATCGAAAGATGATAAGGCGGCACACTGCTACCTCACGAACGAAAACTGGTGGAAGCGTTGGAAGAAGAGAGCATTTTCCGCCAGATGGCAACGGTCATCAAAACTTCCAACGGCGACCGCAAGATTCCGATTGTGACTTCCAAGGGGGAGGCTGTCTGGATGGACGAAGAACAGCAGTATTCTCTTTCTGATGATACGTTCGGACAGGCATCGCTTTCCGCATATAAGCTTGGAACAGCGATCAAGATCTCCGAAGAACTCCTTAACGATTCTGTATTTGATCTGCCATCCTACATTGCAAAGGAGTTTGCACGCCGTATTGGGGCAAAGGAAGAAGAGGCTTTCTTCGTTGGTGACGGCAAGGGAAAACCGACCGGCATTTTCAACGCTACAGGCGGTGCGGAAGACGGCACTTCCACCTCTACTGCCAATATCACATTTGATGATGTGATGGAACTCTTCTATTCTCTCAGAAGTCCATATCGTAAGAAGGCGGTATGGGTGCTCAATGATTCTACGGTGAAGGCCCTTCGCAAGCTGAAGGACAACACAGGCAATTACATCTGGAATCCGTCTGTGCAGGCTGGCGTTCCGGATACCATTCTCAATCGTCCTTACAAGACATCCAGCTATGTGCCGGAAATCAAAGCAGGCAATAAGTGCATGGCATTCGGTGACTTTAGCTATTACTGGGTGGCTGACAGACAGGGACGTTCTTTCAAGAGACTGAATGAACTCTTTGCTATGACCGGACAAGTTGGCTTCCTTGCAAGTCAGAGACTTGACGGAAAGCTAATTCTTCCGGAAGCGATCAAGACACTTACCATCAAGAAAGCGTGATGCTATGATTACGCTGAGAGAGGCGAAAAATTATCTGCGAGTGGATTATGAAGAGGACGATAGTCTGATTCAAAATCTGCTTTCTACAGCAAAAAATCTGGTAATGGACGTTGGCAGAATGGACGAGGACAATTTTGCAAAAAACGAAGATACTGTGCGGACTGCGATGCTTTTCGCACTTGGGTATCTTTATGAAAACAGGAGCAATCCTGATTACAAAAAGCTGACATTAAATCTTCGTTCAATTCTGTTTGCACAGCGAGAGGGTGTGATGTAATGGAAATTGGGACTCTGAATCAGAGAATCACCATTTTGGAACACAGAACAGTTGTGGACGAGATCGGTAACCATATTACAAAATGGGAAGAAACCTTTTCATTATGGGCAAAAGTTACGGTAAAGACGGCAACAGAAACAACAGATGCAGGAGTTATCAAAGAAGTACAGAAGTTGGAATTTCTCGTCCGTCAAAGTCCTGCATCGCTGAATATCAACAGCACCAATTTCCGTATTCTTTTCAGGAATAACATTTACAATGTCACCGGAATTACTCCTTTATACGACCATAACAACTACATGAAAATCGAGGGTGAGATACGAAAGGCAGGTGTTTCCGATGACTACAGTTGACGCAATGGCTGATGAAATTATGAAAGGTCTGACGGAATATGCAGACCTTGCAGATACGTCAATGAAAAAGGCAGTCAGAAAAACTGCAAAGTCTGTAAAAGATGAAATATCCGCCAATGCTCCAAAGCGAACAGGTGCGTATTCAAGAAGCTGGACTGCTAAAAAGACAAAGGAAAACAGCCATTCTCTTGAAATGATTGTTCATTCTAAAAACAGGTATCAGCTGGCACACCTT